TTAAGACTTTGTTTGTTTCTTCTTGACTATCAGTATTCTTAGCAATTCTTATTTGTTGTTCTGCTAATGCACTAAACTGTTGAATCATAGCTGCATCTCTTGCTACTGAACCAGCAAATATAGATGCTAGTTGATATTCTAATGCTAGTTTAAAGTATGCTGGAAACTCTGATTCATTTTGTCTAAATGTATAGTCAGCTATTAATTTACTATTAGATCCATAAGTATCACAAAAAACTTTATCTCCATACCTAGCGTATTCAATAGGTATATCAGAAACAGTAATAGTATTTAATACAAGTAAGTCTGGTAATTGATAAGCAAAACTGTACCTACCAGTAGGTGCTTCAGTTAATAAATCTAGTTGTCTTTGATCTGTAGCAAATCTCCATCTATGTCTAGATAATAAAGCTGTAAGCATATTCTCATACATATTTGAAGCAACAAGTGCTTCTGTAGATCCATCATCAAAAGATGAGATAGGTTGTGCACCTATCATAATAATTGCTCTCGCACATATATCTACTTTTGTATCTGCCATTTTATTTTATAAGAGGGGGAATTACCCCCCTCCCTATGTTTATATGTTAACCAAGTTTAGTTGTTGTTACTGTTGCTGCACCTGAAGCTGAACTTACAATAAGTAAGTCAGATTCGGCTGTACCAGCGTTAGTAGCACATACTAAAATCATGTCATTTTTTGAAAAGTTCTCTGATGAAAGGTTAAAATAACCTGATCCAACAATAGCTGAAGTAGCATCACCATCTGTGTAATACCATAAGTTATTGCTGTCTCCCATTTGAGATACTTTCTTAACAGGGTTTGCTAATGCGTATGCCATGATTAAGCCTCTCTACATTTCTGCACTCTTACACCATCACCATCAATAAGAACAGATCCCATTGACATATATGATGTTGTTAAGTGTGCTACTTTTTCAGGGATATAGTTTACTTCAGTTCTTACATCTGAACCTACACCTAATCCCATAGAAGATTTGTGGAAAGCGATAGTTTTTCTGTCGTTTGAACCATCAGTACTTAATCCACTAAAACCCATCCACATAAATGTTAGCCATCTTTTAGCTGTCATACCACCTTTGTATGGTAGGTCAGCTTCACCAACATATTCTGCTCTGGAGAATTGATCTAAACCTAAAAGGTCAGACCATTGTTTTGGTCCAACAACCCAATATCTTTGACCATCATCTGGAACATCATTGTTTCCAAAGATCTCAAATACATTTTGAGCTTTTCCTAAGTTCATTCCGTTACCAGTACCAGCAGAGTTATGTGCTAGAGTTGTAGCGTTTGCATCAAAATCATCAGTAATGATTGAATCAGTCTTACGACCTAATGCGTATGCAGCGTTTTGGGCTACTACGTTTCTCTCATCAATGTTGACTTTTAGTTCGTCTAGTTTGTCCACATAGTCAGCAGCATAAAAATCAGATAATGTTGCAGTTACATTAGAGTGCACAGAGTTCATAGCGACAACTTCAGCGTGTCTTGCTTTAGTTGAAGCAGAACCTTTTGCTACCTTTTGAAACTGAACAGTACTTCCTTTTACACTATTAACATTGCGAACTAGGTTCTTCATCTTTGAACCCATTCTTTGATAAGCCATATGCACTTCTGCTTCGAACTGCTTTATAAAGGCTTGGTCTATAGTCGCACTCATAATAGTTTCCTTTCGAGTATTGTTAGTTAATAATCAAGTTGTCGTTATAAACTTTGCTAAGTTGTCCGTTAGGGCAAAGCTTTGTTTACTTCGGCTTGTGCTTTGAGATATACTATATCTTTGTCATTTTTACAAGACCAGATACAAGAAAAACATTGACGTCACCATAAGTATATGTGCCATCACTTTCTTTAATATAAGATGCAAAGGTCTTTACGTGTCTTTTATTTCTTGAATAAAGGTAAGCTTCTGTAGTAATTATAGCTGGTTTTAAGTTTTCCATGTCATTTGCAGAACACCAAGAACTATTACCAATAGGATCTTCCCAATAAAATATATATTTTTTATATGGAAACTTAGCCATATTTCTTTTGGAACAAACCTTGTACTCTAGCTACATAAGATGGATCACGTCTTGATTGATCCCAGTATCTTGGATCTTGCATCATAGCTCTTAGATCACCTTCATCTAATTCTGCATCTATTACTGTATTTGCATTAGGTAATGGCTTTCCTTTGTTAAGATTCATTAATTCTTCTATAGCTTGAACGCCTTCAGCAGTACTGGCAAGATTGGCAATAGTATTATAGGCATCATTAGTAAGGTATTTTCTGCTCCATAAGTCAGCAGCTTCCACACGAGTCTTTGCAGAATCACCAAGTTTTGCCATTTCTTCTTGCATATTCGGCAAACCACTAATCTCATTATTAACAAAAGCCGATACTCCCTTGTCGAATATATCCTGTGATAATCCATTATCTTTACAAATTTGTTGCCACTCTTGCATAAGAGGTTGTTCAGGGTTGACATCTATTTGTACATCTTCTGGTATTCCTTCAGGTAATCTTATTTCATAAGATTCAGGAACGCCAGATCTTCTCTCCCCTTCCAAATCTTCTCGTATTTGTTTCGACAATTCATCAGTTCGCATACCAAGCTTTGATTCCAAAGCCTTATATGATGCACCCAACTCTTCAACTTTAATTTCATTTCTATCAACATCCCAAAATTTAGTAGGAATATACTCTGGTATTTCTACACTAGAAGTGTCAGTATTAGGTGTCTCTTGTGTTGTATCGACAATCGTATCTTCAGTTTGTTCTATTTGTTCTTCGGACATTAAACCTCCTTGTTTGATTCTATCCTTTTTTTAATTATGAAATATAAATATCTCATTCCTTCTAAATGCCTTAACTGATCGTTAGTAATATCTTTACCAGCTACTGCATCTATTGTGATAGACTGTAAATAGTCTAAAACTTTTTTACCTAAATCGGTACTGAATAATTTTGCTACTTCTCTATTTAATTTACTTTCGTTTTCAATAGTTCTAAAGAACCCATCTATAGATAGTTGTGCTCCTCTAGGCTTGTTCTGTAGGTTGCTCCAGCTCATTCGTTCCCCCTTGTTGTTGTTGCATCTGTTGCATCTGCTGTATAACTTGTTGTTGTTCAGCTGCATTTCTAATTAATTTTTCAGGTAAATTCATTTTTTCTGCTAAGAATTTAGCTACCTCTTCTTGTTTTATAATTAAGTTTAAAACTTCAGGACCAAATGTTTGTCCAATAGTAGAATTAAATCTATTTACATCAGCAATATCTTGTTCATTCTGTGCTCTTGATAATGGTGATTCAGGTATAATCTTAATTTCTTTGTTATCAAGACTAGGTAAAGTTATTCTACCTTGTTTTTTTAATATATAAATAACTCTTCTAATTAATGGATTAATAAACTCTGATTGTAATCTACCAAATGATGAACCAATTTGTCTTGATAAGTCTGCCATTCTTTCTGCTACTTCTGTAGCTGACATAGGTGTACCTTTTGTCGCACCCAATGTGTCCATGTATAAAGCTTTACGAATATTAGTTCTCATATCATCTAATACTAATTGTGCTACATCAAATCTACCAGCTCCATTAATAGGTTGTAATCCTCTTGATCCTGGTGCTACTGGTATAATAGTGCCAGGCACTAATTGTAAATTATCTGTATTAATAACTCCGTCATCTTCTACTGTTAGGTTAGTAGTTTTAATTGCAGCCATTGCATTAAATACTGGTCCACGACCATACACTTCACCTGATGCTTTGTTCCATCTAAATGTAATAAATGGATTAGAACCTTGTCCTGTATACTTTTCTCTTTTAATAATTGATTCGTTTTCTTTTAGACAAACAACATAATCATAAACTTCTTTATTAGGATCTGAATAGTTTCTCATAGTACCTTCTATAAGGGTGCATTTATTATCAGGTTCTTGCATTAATTTGTTTAATGTAATCTCATCTAGTTCAGCATCAGGATATAATACTTTAATATCTCCAAGCCTTATTAATCTTTTTCTATAAACACAATCAATTCTATTATCTGGTCC